CTGATGACACCATTGATGCTAAAGTTGTCAAAGAGTTAGACCCAGAAGAAGTATTATCAGCTTAACAAATCAAACTACTAGGTATTAAATGGAATTAAAAAATATAATTAAGTCAGACTTTAAACATAGCTTTAGTTCTATTAATAAGTTTAAACATAATCCTAGTGAATGGCTTGTTCACTACGGATTAGGTTTAAGAGTACCTAGTAGTCCCGCAATGGTTAGGGGTAATCTTGCAGAGTTTGGTGCTTACTATAAAATAAAAAGAGGTATGTCTCAAAAGAATGATAAACACTTTGAGAAGTTGCTAACTCATAGATTTAAAAAAAATAATTTTTTTAATGCAGAAGAAGAGTTGTATAATTCTATAAACATAGCTAAGATGTTTGAAGAAAAATTATATGAAAGACAATTAAGAAATATAATTAGCTATCAAAAAGAAAAAGTAGAAAATATTGAGGGTCTTAAATATCCAGTTAGGTTATTTACTGACTTTGAATATGAAAATATAATAGTTGATTTAAAATCAACACTTAGATTGCCTAAAAAACCAAAGATAGATCACCTTAGGCAGCAGGCTTTATATTCTGTGTTACATGATAAACCTATATCTTTATTGTATTGCTCACCTAAAAAAACTTTATGGTATGATCTTACAAAACAAGATGTAAAAAATGGGTATAAAGAATTGTCTAGAGATTTTAAATCATTAGAAAACTATATTGATATGTGTGATAATGATATAGAAAAAGCTATAAAGATAACACCTTTAAATACTGACCCTAGCCCTTTTTACTGGGATAGTAATATTAAGTCAGCAGCTATAAAGGTATGGGAAAATATAAATAAATGATAAAGCAAAATTATAGATTTCCTTTTACGGGGAGACAAAAGAGTTCAATGGTGATTAGTTTGAGGGGTCTAGTCATCATTGACTCTAGGTTATGCATTTATATTTTATAGTATTTAAAAATAAAAAAGAAGATGATTATAAATTATTTACTAACACTATCTTTGATAAAGAAAAAGATGCTAATGAGTTTGGTAGAAAAAGTATGAAGAGAGGTTATGAATATAAAGTGTTAGATTATAATAACGAAAATCATGATAGGTATTGGAATGACAACTAAAAAAAATAAAACTAATATAATTAATTCTGTTAAAGTTATTATTACACCATGGCAAAAAGGATTTACTTGTGGTATAATTATGGATAGTCAATCCAAAATGACAACAGAAGAATATGAATTATGCTCTACTGTAGCTAGAGGCATGATAAAGATGGCAACTACGGATCCACATTCTACGTTTTTATGGGGCCTTCGTGGATTTGCTGATGATAAAAAACGGAATGATAAAAGTATGACAATTAGTTCTGTCGCAGAGTTTGACGATGATTCCAATGTTGTAGATTTCTTAGAGTTCCTCAAACAAAAACGTGATAAGGAGTTAAACTAGTGGCAACACATTTAGTTATGGGTGACCCTCATTGCACACCCAAAGCAAGCAATGAAAGATTTTTGTGGGCAGGTAAATTTGCACATGATCTAAGGCCGAATACTATAATATGCATGGGAGACTTTGCTAGTATGGATTCACTATCTAGTTATGATAAAGGTAAAAAATCATTTGAAGGTAGAAGATACAAAAAAGATATAAGCCATGCCCATGATGCATTGGAAAAATTTAACAAAGGTCTTGATGGAAGACGGCTAAGAAAGATCATGCTACTTGGCAATCACGAAGATAGGATAGATAGAACAGTAGATGACATACCAGAACTTGAAGGCACAATTAGCACAGACGACTTTAAATTTGAAAAATTTGGCTGGGAAGTTTACGAATACCAAAAGCCCGTCAATGTTGATGGTGTATATTATTGCCATAACTATCCTACTGGTGTCATGGGTAAGCCTATTAGCGGTGACAATGTTGCTCGTTCTCTCCTTTTAAAAAATAAAGTATCTTCTACTGTAGGACACATACATACTTTTGATTATGCTATGTGTGCATTACCTTCTGGTAAAAAACTTATGGGATTATCTGCAGGATGTTACTTGCATCATAAAGAAAATTATGCTAAAGCTACACAGCAAATGTGGTGGAGTGGACTTGTGGTTAAGCGTAATGTATCTAAAGGTCAATATGATCTAGAGATGGTAGAGTATAATACTATTAGGAGAAAGTATGGTAAAAAGTAAAAGAACATATATATCTCTAAAGGAACATGGTCATGATCTCTCTTATGAAAATGAGAGAAGTCATGATAATGTAAACTCACCTGCTCATTATAAATATGGTAAGAAAGAAACTATAGATGTTATACGAGATTGTATGACTAGTGATGAGTATCATGGATATCTCAAAGGCAATGTCTTGAAATATGTTTCAAGATATAAGTTTAAAGGTGAGCCATTAGAAGATCTACAAAAAGCTAGTTGGTATTTAAATAGATTAATAAAGGAGGTCAGCAATGGGGCAGGTTAAGCAGGCAATAATAGAAGTAGAAGATTTTGTTGCAGGATGTTTGAAACAAGGTAGAACTTTAAATCAAACAATAAGAGATGCAAGAGAATCTGATGCAGCTAAAACTAATCCTTATTTAGATAATGAGGAATTAGTAGAAGATAAGTACTATCAATTCAAGGGGGCACAATAATGGGAGATCTTTTTATAGAAGCATTAGAAGCAAAGTATGATGCAGAAATAAAATCAGCAAAAGCAGTTATTGAAGTTTATCTACAAAAACCTGTAGGTATAGGAGAACACCCTCAGTTTTTAGATGAGATTGATAAACAAGTAGAGAAGATAACTAACGCAGAAGAAAAATTAGAAACACTAAAAAAACATTATCCTAATGAGGATGATATACCATTTTAACAGGAGGAAATAAAGATGGATAAAGAAGCAAAACCAAAACAATATCTTGTTGACGCTAAACAATTGCAAGATATAATGAAGTATCTAATGACTAGACCATACGGTGAGGTATATGGAGTAATGAATCTCATTGCTACATTAAAACCTTTTAATCCAAATGGGGAAAAAGATGCTGGAAAAAAATGATGCAGATAAATTTACTGGCATATTATTTGAACTAAAGATAGGTTTAAATAAAGATAACGCAATTGTGATTGATTATGGAGGTAAACCTGTAGGTAAAGTTAGGGATGCTCTAAAAGCATATCCCTATCACGGTAATTTATGTGCTGCTGTAATCAATCATGCTAACTCTGTAGGTAAAAAATTACAAGATGATATTAAACAGATTATACAAAAAATTTAAAAAATTATTTTGGCATAATATACTTATGGAATTGGTCGAAAGATATACGTCTAGATTCAATAGTTATCTTTGGACTAAAAGATGGGGAGATAGATCTATGTATCAATCAGACCAAAAAAAAAGACACCCAGAGTAATCTCTGTGTGTCTTTGTTGCTGCCTGCTGGGGGGGTCTTTACGGCTCCCCCTTTTTTTTTATTTTATATTAACAGTTCCAAGCCCTTAATGACTTATTAATTCTACTGTTAGGATCTCTAGCTGTCTTTGCTGATGTAAGTTTTTTCTTCATGCCTTTCATCCTCGCACAGAAGCTAGCACGCCTTTTGTTTCCTACCTTTTTACTTGGGGCCTTTAGGTTTCCCCCAGTTGCTTTGTTGTAGGATGCACGACCTTTAGCATTTAATCCACCTTTAGGATTCTTACCTTCTTTTCTCTGCCATGCTGCTGTTTTTGCCATTACACTTTCTTAGCTAATTTTTTATTAATTTTTCTCTGTACACCTTCTGGTAATTTAGAAAAACCTTTATATTTTTTCTTCATAGCAGTTGGTTTCTTTTTCATGTTAGTTTTTTTCATTCCGTACATTAACTATATCTCCTATATTTAGATGTTTTTTTTGCAATCCCTTTCGGTTGCTTCACAAACTGTTTGCCCTTTTTTGTTCCTTGGCGTTTGGCTTTTGTCGTTGCCGCATACTCCGCAGATGATAGGCTCTTGATAGCTTTCTCTGGTAGATATCTCTCCCCTGTCTCCGAAGACTTCTTGCCAGACTTCGTTCTCCATTTCTGCTTTCCCCATGCTTTTAAACTCCTTTGACTCTTTGC